CACCGAGTCGCCGCTCTTCGGATTCGATCTGCTTGGACTGCTTGCCGCTGAACTTGCGCCATTCGCGCAATGCGTCCTCGTTCGGCTTGTCCACGATGCGGCGGGCGATCCAGTTGGACTGATACGCAGCTTCCAGCTCGAACTGGTTTACGAACTCGAAGCCGAAAGAGTTGTGCGTGCGCTTGTCTCGACCGGTCCCGAGATTAGCCACCAGGTTGGTCAGGCTATCGGTGGTGGGCACCATCACGGCCTTGAGCTTAATTCGTGGTTTTGACTCGGTCATGATTAGGTCCTATTCCGCGACACGTTTTCGCGATGCTTGTTTTGTGTCGCGGATTTGGCTACTGGTTCAGCTTCGGCTGAAGGATCACCCGGGCAACCATCACCAGCAGACCCAGCACTCCGTAGGCCACTGGCGGCAGCACGGCCTGAAGTTGCGGCATCAGCTGCTCAGCGATACCCAGGGCAGCAATGGCGCCACCCGCCTGCACGCTGGTCATGCTTAGCGCTTGTTTCCAGTTGTCGATCAGTTGCATGAGTCACTCCTGCCGCTTGGGGAATTTAATATCGGTGAATCGATCGGCCAGGGATGCGACCTTCTTCACGCCCAGGTATCCGACGAAGATGCCGACCGTTGTGGCCAGGTTCTGAGGCAAGCCCAGGTACTGGATGACAGGGATCAGCCCGATGGTCACCAACGTGCACAGCAGAGCCTCAAGTAGCGCCTCGCGCCACGGGCCGCCGCCGTAGATGACTCTCACCAGTCCGACGAGGGCAGATAGCATCCCTGCAGTTATCGTTGGCGCGTGCTGGCTGAGCCAGGCCATGATGATGAGCCAGGTTTCTGGGTTCTTCTCTGGCATATGTGACATCCAGCGTCCTCCCTTGCGGGGAGCGAGAATAGGTCCGGCACTCCCCGCCTCTCTCATCCGCTCGGAGCAAAGACGATGGCGTGGGTGCCAGATACGAAAAAGACCCTGCGAATGCAGAGGCCCTGAATAGGTGCGCAATCTTTCGGTGAATTCCAAGCAATAAAAACCCCGCGCTTGGCGGGGCTTGGGAATCCTGGTCTCTCAGTTAAAACTTAAAGTCGTCGTCATCATCTTCTTCGGACTCCGAAGGAAGTGGCGTGCAATCAGCGATAGTGGACTTAACGACCTCAATCTCATCCTCCGCCCCCTCTAATGCCTCGCTCAGCTGGCCGAGAGTCAGGCTTTCGATAGGCATCGCTTGAAGATTCTTAGCAAGCGTCCTCAAGTTGGTAGGAGAGCCATCGAGACGAACTCGCTCTTCTCCATAAGGCAGATCATCAAGAGGGACGTAGTCCCTATGATCCGTTGCTTGCTTCGTATTATCGATGGAAGTGGCGCCTTCAAGGTACTCTTCAGCTTCATCCGCCGCTTCTTCAGCGCGATGGATAAGCTCTTGAATTTTTTCTTTAATTTGTTCTAGCAATTCTGACATTTTACCCCCTCCACATTGGCGGCGCGATAATCGGCGCCGCCAGCTCAACATGGGGATGAAAATCAGAATTCCAAGGGCGAGAATGCAAAAAACCCGGCTCGATGACCGGGTTTTGCCTCAATCAATCCTTGATGCGCAGGAATGACAGGATGGATGAATAATGCGACACGACGACATGATATGCAAGGCCTTTTGAGGGACTATTTCATGCAGCCTCATCAAGCAGCACACCAGCTTGCTCAAGTAGGCTTTGGGCCTCCATCAGCGCTTCGCTCACCAGCCCCTCTAATGAGCCCCTGATCGCCTTGTTCCATCGCTGGTAGGTGCGCTCGGTCAATCCCTGGTTGTCCCAGGTGGCCATGTCGTAGTTCGAATCGGCCAACACGATCATGTCGCTCGATCGCGTCTCGCACTTCTGCTGCGACTTTTGATTTGCCCGTTCCACAGCCAATTGTGCGGCATCGTTCCGCCAGCCCCACTTTTCCTCGTCGTCACGGCGATCTGGCGCAGCGAGCTTTGCCGCTTGCCTGCGGATACCCTTGACTTGCGGCACGGCCCACACAGTGACAGCCTTCTGTGTGAACAGCTGCGGCGCCGGGCTTGAGAGCACAGCGATCAGTCGGCCTATCGACTCGACCTTGCGTCCTTTGTGCGTGCTGTACTTGGCCGTGAGTGCGTTCCAGTGCCGCGGTGAAAGCTGGGCGTGCAGCACCTTGTGCACCATGCAGTCGATCAGCAGCGCAGCATCCTTTCCGGTGATCTCGCCTTTCAGCTTGCTTGTCTGCACCTTGGGCTCGAAGTCGCAGCCTCCGGCGCTGTTGATCGTTTCGGCAGCCAGGGCCCGCACGACTGCGGAAATAACGCTGTGGTAGATCATGCTGCTGCTCCTTTCAATTCTCTGGTCAGTGCCCGGTAATCGGCCTTGATGGTCTTGATCTCGTCGACGGTGTACTTTCGGGCCGAATGAGGCCCTTCGAGCCACTCGACTTGTGCGTCGCCGATCAGCTGTAGGAGCGAAAGGCGGTAATTCACCAGGTTGCCGGACAGGTGCGTATTGCACGGGGCGCACTGCTTCCACACGTTGAGCGGCTCGAATCGCAGTTCGGGGTTCGCTCCCACAGAGCGGTAGTGCCCAGCGTGGTATTGGCCTTCGTGGTGGCGACCGCAACTCACACAAGGACGATCGGCGTCACGCAGGCGAATCCATCCGTTGAATGCGGCCTGGGCCTCACGCAGGTGTTCCGCCCTGCTCTTCAGCTTCTCCTTGCGAACCTTGATCTCCCGGCGTTCGATCTGGGCCAGCGACTTGCGCGCCTTCTCCTGATTCACGTCCTTGATGGCCAGGCCACACTTGGGACTGCACACTGCCTGCCCCAGGCGCTGCGGCGCGAAGCTGATGCCGCAGGCCGGGTTCTTGCACTTCTTCGGTCGAGGCTGTTTGGCTGGAAGGCTCATGCAGCCACCTCGCCCAGCAGATCCGTGAACACCACACCGCGCGCGGTGAAGTCAGCGACAATGCGATCCGTGTAGGCGATGCCCTGGGCACGGCTGAACAACCGGGTTACCGGGAATCCGTCTGGACCGAAGAGCGAGCACCCTCCCATCATGTCGAGCTTCTGCGCGTAGGACAGGTGGCGCATGGTCTGGTACCAGGCCGCCCGAAAGTCGTCTTCCTCGTTCAGCAGGATCTGGACCCCGAAGTGCAGCTTGCAGTACCGGCGGGCATCCTCCACGTCACCGATCTGCGTCATCGCAGCGATGCGCTGGTACAGCGAGAACCACAGGGCGTTTTGATCCAGGGTGCGATCTTTGCCCGGGCGCAGCGACACGACGACGAACTTCTTGTCGCGATACATAGTGGTCAGGCTGGTGATGGCCTCGGAAAGCTTCGCCTGGCTGTTGACGCTGATTTTGTCAGTCACGGCCGAGACTCCCGCTTCATGGCTGCATCAATCTCTTGATCAAGGCCCGCCCGCATGAACACCCGGACCATTCGATCCTGAGCGCTTCCGGACTCACCTTCGCGCAACCACCGATACCGCTCGGCATCAGTCACCAACTGGAGCTGCTGCTCTCTCAACGCATCCAGTTCTTCCGACTGCTTGTAAACCTCGTCCCAGCAGGTCGGCATTTTCCTGAACACTGCGTTCTGAGCTTTCAGCGCCTCGTTCTCCGCCTTGAGCTGGTCGCGCTCGGCAGTCAGCGCCTTCCGCTTATCCCCCAGATGCTCAACCAGATCATTGGATTCATTGAGGTCGGACTTCAGCCGCTGGTTTTCGGCGGTCAGGATTGCGATTCGCTTGTCTTTTTCTGTGGTGAGCACTTCGCCACACCCGCCATGAGGCGAGCACATACCAGGTGTCTGGCACCGAACCATCGATTTGCGGCAGATCATGTCAGTCATGCCGTCACCGCCATTGTGAACAGGACGCAGAACACGCCGATGGAAAAGCCAGCCATGGTGCAAGCCAGCGTGGTCATAGTTTTGTTGGTCGTCGGCTTACCCATGGGCATGCCCTCCCCGGCTCTTGCGCAAGTCAGCCAGGGCCTTTTTGCCGATCGCCGCGGTAACGCGACCGTCGACCCGCTCTGGCAAGGCCAGCGGAATGTTCCGCAGGCGCTCACCGGCCAGCATCATGCGGATGGTGATGTCGTAGTTTCGGTCGAACAGCTTGCGGCTGACCTCGGCCTTCATCGTGTTCAGCGCGTGAAAGCCACACTGGCTGGCAGCGTGGTACACGGCCTGGTGCGACCACTCCCGCCCTCCCGCCATGCTCGGGTGAGCATTGGCGACGGATTCGGCGTAGGCCGCTTCGTGGGACGGAATGCCGAGGGTTTCAGGGGTTGGCTGGCACATGGCGATGAACTCGCCCACGCTCGGCGCGAACGGCTTCTGGAGCTTGCGGCAGTTCTCGATGCCGTACCGGATCTGGTCCAGTTGGTTAATGCTCTGGGCCATGAATGCCTTGATCCAGCTGCGTTTCGCCGCCTTCAGGGCGTTGTCATCCGGCCAGGCCTGCCGCCACGCCGGGAAGATCGCCTGCAATTCCTTGAACAGCGAGTTCACGACGTCGGTGGTACCGGTGTCGATCTTGAGCGGAGCAGTCTCCACCGCAGGCAGGTTGCCCAGGGTCTGCATGAGCTGATTCGGAGTCTTCATCACAGCGCCCCCAAATCATCAGCCCAACTCCGGTCGTCGAAGTCGGGACCGTTGGCTTGGCGACGTGGCGGGAACGGGTGGACGTTGCTGTACACCTTGACCTCGTCCTCCCAGCGCATACCGTTGAGCCAGGTAGTCGGCATTGGGATGTACTTCCCACCATCCTTGATCCAGTCAGCGGAGACGACCTGCGCAGCCAGTCCCTTGGCGATCACGGCGAACAGATCATCGGTGACCTTGAGCTTCGCCCACGCCTTCTGCGCCTTGGCCTTGTCCTGCTTGCGGGGATACAGCGCCCAGAACCTCGGGAACAGGTCATCGGCCGTCGCTTGCGACGTATGCTTTTGATCTATTGGTTCATGGTTAGTGGTTAGTGGTTCTTGGTTAGGTGCCGATTCGTGCACGCCTGGTGCACGCTGCGTGTTGTTTCCTGCACGCTTCGTGCGCTTGTCCGCTTCACGCTTTTCTGCAATCTCCTTATTTTTCAGGGCTGTAGCGTGATAGGCGCTAACTTCATCCTGAATGCGGGCCTGGACGTAACGACCATCAACAAGCTCGAAGAACTTGCGCAAAACAAGCTCAACTGCGTCGACTTCGTCCTTATTTCTGGCCCAGCACCAGTCGATTGCTTCTTCCAGCGTAGGGAAACGTTCACGGTCATAGCACGCATCGAGCAAGAGCGTGTACGCACCGTGCTCTAGCATGGTGAGGCGGCCGGCCTTCTTGTGGTAGTCACCGATGTTGCGTTTGAAGTAATGCATCATGCGACCTCCCGAATTTGATACTGAGCCCATAAGCCAGCAACCCAGGTGACGCCCTTGGGGGTGAATTTGGACTGGTTGAAGGCATGCCCGCCGTCAGTGGTGCCGGCTCGCACCTCAAAGCGCCCTGCGTCGATGTGAGGCTGATACGCCTGCCATTCGCCGCCCATGCGGTACATGATTTTCTTGTCGAGCAGGAACTCACGGAACCGGGACTCGTTGGCCTTTAGCAGCTTGGCGGTCTGACGGAAGCCCTTGAGGCCGGTGGAATCGACGTAGTTGTCGACGAAGGCGATCTTCGGCGCCGCTTCAATGAGGGCCTGGCTGGCGATCTGCTGGAGTTCGAATTGCTCGGCCCAGGCACGCGCGGCAGCAGCTGGATTGGAGAAGTCAGGGAGCGTTGCAAGAACTCGCTCCCCGGCGTCGTAGCTTCCGCTTTTGCGGATGCTCGGCAGAACCTCGCCGACCACCCAGTCCTCGAATCGCTCAGCCTCTGGCATCTTGGAGCGCATAACCAAACGGTACACATCGCGCTCTGGGA